CACCGACAACTATTTGCAGAACGAAGACTTCTATGGCAAGTTGATTGATGAGATTAAGGAGTTGCGTCATGTCTGATAAGTTAACTGTTGTTGCTGACCTGCTGAAAACAGTCATTGGTGAAGACCCAAACAGGGGTGGCTTGATTGAAACTCCTATCCGTGTTGCCAAGGCGTGGCAGCATTGGGCGGGTGGGTATAAGGAGGACCCAGCGGAGATTCTCAAAACTTTTGAGGATGGGGCGGAGGACTACAACCAGATCATTTTGGTTAAAGACATTCCTGTCTACAGCCATTGTGAGCACCACCTTGCACCATTTTTTGGTGTTGCTCATGTTGCCTACATTCCTGATGGTAAGATTGTAGGTCTCTCCAAACTGTCGCGTGTGGTGGATGTGTTCGCCCGACGACTGCAGGTGCAAGAGCGCTTGACTAGTCAGGTGGCAAATGCCATTCAAGATGCACTTCAACCCAAAGCGGTTGGTGTCATCATTGAGTGCCGCCACATGTGCATGGAATCTCGTGGCATCCAGCGTCAGGGTGCCTCTACTGTAACCTCAGCAATGAAAGGGCTCTTCGAATGGGACAGATCCGCCAAAGAAGAACTGTTAGACCTGGTTCGTCGATAAATCGCATCCGTTGGTTTTTATCCCACGGACCACACGGTTGGTTAACCAATCAAGACATAGCAGCAAAACTGCAATTGTCACCAGATCTTGTGTCCAAGTCACTTTGGGCATTAGGTGAGCAGGGTTATGTCAAAAAATACAAACAGGGCAGTCACTGTTTGTGGATTTGGCATAAAGAGGAGGTGCAGGCGGGTCCCACTAGGACTGGACCTGGACCTATTGATATTCCACTTTTTAAGGACTTTGAACCTATGACAACGCACAGCGCAATTCAGCTTTCAAAAGCTGACCATTTGCAATCTTTGGGCAAGGAGACGGGGTACAAGTATGAGGGCGCAGATGCCTCTTTGCTTGAACGCTTCCCCAACCCAATGAAACTAACCGTTTCCCATCCAGGCGCACATGCTGAGACACGAATCAAGATTGTGTCGCCTGAATTCACATCCCTCTGCCCCCTGACTGGGCAACCTGACTTTGCAACCATTGTGGTTGAGTATCAGCCCCGCGAATGGTGTGTGGAGTCAAAGGCATGGAAATTGTTCTTGGGTTCTTTCCGTCAGACAGGTGAGTTTCACGAAGCCTGCGTGACGCGTATTGCTCAGGCACTGGTTGACTTGTTGCAACCAGAGTATTTGAAGGTTGAGGGGCAGTTTACACCACGCGGTGGCATTCCCTTCTGGCCCACATTTGAATACTGGCACAATGCGGAGTAAGTGAAGATGTCCAAGGTCAAACTTTTCTTCTCCGGCACCACCGGTGGGTCAGATGAGATGAAGCAGCGTCTTGCAAGGGCGTTCACTCATCGCCTCTGCTCTTGCCATGATGCTTATGTGAAGGAGGCGAAGATCTGGGCAGACCTGTGCAAGATTGAGGGCGCTGCTATTCAAGAAATGATGTTGGATAGTGGCGCTTTCACCGCTTGGTCAAAGGGCAAGAAGGTAGATTTGAAGCATTTGATTGCTGTCTACAAGAACATCATGTCTCTCATCCCCAAGCATGTGCAGGTGTGGCTCATCAACTTAGATGTGATTCCAGGTTCCCCTGGGGTGACAGCAGGACCAGAGGAGATAGCGCAGGCGATTAAGACATCAGATGAGAACTTCAAAATATTGAAGGAAGAGTTTGGTGACATTGTGCTGCCGGTGTTTCACCAGAATGAGTCTGAGGAGCGGATGTTTGAGGTGGCAGCAATGGCTGACTACATTTGCGTTTCGCCTCGCAACGACTTACCTGAATGGACACGCGTCAATTGGTCTAACTATGTGCATCGAAAGTTGCCAGGTAAGAAGTGCCATGGGTTAGCGGCAACAGGTGGCACCATGCTGAAACAGGTACCTTGGTATTCTGTGGACTCAGCCACTTGGCTTTACACCGCTGTCATGGGTCGCGTCAACTTCAACGACAACGGTCGCCTGACTGCCATTGCAACATCTGACCAGAGCCCAGACAGGCACAATGCTGGAATGCACATCTGCAACATGCCCCCAGACACAGCGCAGGCTGTGATTGACAGGGCAGCAAGTTACGGTCTGACACTCGAACAGATTGTGACCGATCAAAACGCACGACGATTGATGTCGGGGCTTGAGTTTGTGTCTTGGCACAACTCCTTACCAGAGCCTAACCACATGTTCCAAGATTCACTTTTCGAGTTATAAGATGCTAGAAACAATCAAGTTGGTAGCAGGAACAGTTGCAGACAAGACCTTGGTGCCTGCCTTCAGCCACATCCACATCTACAACGGGCACATCCAAGGCAATGATGGTCGGTGCACTGCCATTGATGCTTTTTGTGATGAATTGAATGGGGTCAATGCAACAGTGCCAGCCGCTCGCTTTCTGCGTGCTGTCAATGCCTGTGACGGGGAACCCATCATTACAGAGAAGAACGGCAAACTGACCATCAAACGAGCTGGCTTCAAAGCCGTCTTGCCACTCATGGCAAATGCTGATTACCCAAAAGTCAACGCGCCTCCCGATGATGTTGAAAGGGTAGAGCTGGCGCCTGGGTTTGTGAAAGCACTCAAACGGGTTGCACCATTTATTTCAGAGGATGCAAGTAGGCCTTGGTCCTGCTCTGTCCTTGTGACCAAGACTCACATGTACGCAACCAACAATGTGGTTGTGGTGTCTGTGCCTTTTGTGTCGCCCCATACCTTCTCCATTCCAACAGCGGCAGTAGATGAGTTGTTGCGAATCAATCGTGACCCCAAGTACATGGTGCAGAAGGATCAAAACACCTACTTCATCTACGACACCTTTTGGTGCCGGGTGTTGCCTATGAACTTGGCGTGGCCGGACATAGAAGCCATGCTTGCCAAGTATGACTATGAAGCACTGAGCGCTATTCCTGGGCAACTCAGAGATGCAGTAGACAAGATATCTCACTTCCATCCAGATCCTAAGTTTCCAGTGGTGGTGTTTAATGCAGAAGGTGTGCATACCATGGATGGGGAACATAAGGCATCGGTTGAGGGCATGGAGTTGCCAGAGGCGAGGTTTAGAGCGGAGATGATTTGCAAGGTGCTGAATGAGGCAACCAAGATGGATTTGAGCACCTATCCTGCCCCCTGCCCCTTTGCAGGCCCCGAGGGGTTGAAGGGCATGATTGTGGGGGTCCGTCAATGAGACATGATTCAGTTGGATTGTTCTGGGAAGATATCCAGGTCGTCAAACCCGTCAAAGGCGGCGCGAAGCCACAAACTAATCGCGTCATGCCTGCCATACCGGACACGGGTTGGAACCTGCGAGAATTCCCGAATCTAGATGGTGTGCTCCAACTGGGTGTGGACACCGAAACCTTTGACCCCAAATTGATTGACTTGGGTCCTGGGTGGGCGACAGGGCATGGGTATGTGGCGGGCATCTCCATTGCAACCATTGATGCCGCTTGGTATTACCCAATCGCTCACACCTTGGGTGAGAATCAGAACAAGGAACAGGTCATCAACTTCCTGCAAGATGCGCTAAGGGTAAGGGAGCGGGAGTACATCTTTGCCAATTCGCAGTATGACCTGGGTTGGTTGTCTACCTTAGGTGTGGAGGTGCATGGGTCTATCTGTGATGTTCAGTTGGCAGAGCCACTCATTGATGAGAACGCACAGAGTTATTCACTCAACGCACTTGCCAAGAAGTATTTGGGTGAGACGAAGTTGGAGAATGCGCTGTATGACTGGTCAAGCCGGGCGTATGGTGGCAATGCAGACAGGAAACAGGCAGCCAACATCTACCGCTGCCCACCTGTGCTTGTTGGGCCTTATGCAGAAGCTGATGCCTCATTGCCTATCCGCATTTGGAATGCACAAAAAGAAATCTTGCAACGCGATGGCTTGGTTGACTTGTTTAATTTAGAGAGCGCTTTGATTCCGTTGCTGTTGCAAATGAGACGGCATGGGGTGAGGGTTGACTTGGACAAGTTGCAGGCAATTGATGATGGGCTCAGTGCGCGAATTGAGAACATTGAAAAGTCATTGGGTGGGTTGAACATTTACGCTGCCCAAGATGTTGAACGCCTTGCCAAGAGCCGTCATCTGTCTTATCCCAAAACCGCCAAAGGCGCACCATCGTTCAGGTCTGATTGGTTGGAGAAGAATCTGCCCGAAGTCGCTGAGTGCCGCAAACTTACCAAAGCACGCGACACCTTCATCCGCTCTTACATCACCAATTCACATATCAATGGACGCATTCATGGACAATTTCATCCACTTCGCTCTGATGAGTCTGGGACTGTTTCTGGTCGCTTCTCTAGTAGCACTCCTAACCTACAAAATATTCCAGCCCGCGACCCCGAGCTGGGTCCGCTTATACGCTCTCTGTTTGTTCCTGATGTTCTTCATGCTCGATGGGGATCCTTCGACTACAGTCAGATCGAATACCGGATGCTCGTACATTACGGAGCGGGGGAGACAGCAGAGTTGGCTCGAAGCCAATACAGAACGAATCCAGAAACTGACTTCCATGCATTTGTGAGTGAGTTGACGGGGGTGCCAAGGAAGGAGGCAAAGTCAATCAACTTTGGGTTGGTGTATGGGATGGGAGAAAAGGCGCTGGCTGCTAACTTGGGGCGAGAGTTGGCAGAGGTCAAACCACTCTTCAATCAATACCACAGCACCTTTCCTTTTGTCAAAGACATCTACAACCTGGCATCCCAACGGGCGTCACAGCGTGGGTTCATCAGAACATTTGCAGGTAGGTATTCGAGGTTTGAGTTGTGGGAACCAATTAGTATGAAGGATGAGTTTGAGGCGTTGCCATATGAGGCCGCCAAGGACAAGTGGGGGAACAAAATCCGCCGCTCCTTCACCCACAAAGCACTCAACCGTTTGTTGCAAGGATCAGCGGCAGACCTCATCAAAATGGCAATGGTCAAACTGCACGCATCGGGACTGTTGCAAGACATCCCCATGCTGTTAACTGTGCATGATGAGTTGTGCTTCTCCATTCCTGAGGGCAAAGACGATGAGGTAAAGGAAATAGAACGCATTATGACTCAATCCATTGAGGGGCTGAAGGTGCCTTTGTTGGTGGATGCAGAGTTTGGTCCTTCATGGGGTGAGGTGAACTGACATGGCTGGAATCAAGTGCATTACATGCGGTGGGTTGACAAGGGTTGCGTTCTCAGCACCCAAAGACAATTTGCAGTGGAGGCGGAGGTATTGTTTGAGTGAGGATTGTTTGGACAGGTTTTCAACCTATGAGGTAGAAGCCACCTTCCTCCGCAAACTCATCAAACGCGCAAGCATCCGGTATGTGGATGAGGGACAGTTTGTGTTGCGAATGGAAGATCCCGAACTCATGCTGCCCAAAGATGCTGAGAAAGCCCGCAAAAGACACGAGAAATTTGCTGCTGCAGAGGAAAAAAGGAAGACACAGAAAGAGAATAGAAAGTCACATGTAAGAATGAGCGCAAGAGAAGCAAAAAAACTTTTACAAGAAAAAACAAAAACACTTGTTGACAAATAAAAATTGCTATACAATTAAATCTCACATCAACAGAAAGGATAGAAAGAAATGAAAAAGTCAATGCAATTCACACGCGGTGGTCAACGCAATGGCACAGGTCTTGTTGGGTATGTGGAGACAACCTATGAAGACCTTATTGAGGCCTTTGGGTTGCCTTTCTGCCGTGATGGGGACAAGACGACATGCGAATGGGTGCTGACATTTGGGGATGGTCAGGTGGCGACAATTTATGACTGGAAGTTGCCAAGGACACCCATGGACAAATACAGGTGGCACATTGGTGGTAAGTGTGCATCAGTGGTTGACCGTATTGAAACTCATGTGCTGATGGTGACAGTATGAGAACATGGCCTTTTCCACCATTTCCTAATCCCAAAGACAAGGGCAACCGCCCTGTCCCCTTTAACCCAGATAATCATGAGGAGGCGCCATTTTGGACATCGTTGGAATTGTGATAGTTGTAGTTGCCATGCTTGGATGTGTGTACTTGATTTGGGATTTGTTGAAATGAATCCAGATTCACCCGCAACCATCAAAGCCATTAGGCGTGCGCTCAGGAAGAGAGAGGATGGGATGACCATTAGGGAGCTGGAAGGTGTGACAGGGCGGGCGTATGCAAGCATCTCCAACATCATCCGGCAGATGCCTGATGTCTACATTGACAGATGGGTCCAGCCATTGAAGAGAGGCGGTGGGTATGCCGCTGTTTATGTTCTGGTGAATGTGCCAGAGAATTGTCCAAAACCACAGAAAGAGGAGAAAGAGTTATGAGCAGAGTTACGGTAGGCCCGGGTGATGAGGCGACATGGGGACCTTGTGTCGGTCATCCCAATGACCCACGAACAGAAGATAGCGATATGTATGAGGTGGATGGCAAGGTGTATGACTTGGGAGGTGATTTGGCACCAGATGAGTTGGCAGAATTGCTTGAAGCTGGTCAAAAGGTGTGTGAGAAGGCAGGCATTGATTGGCATGGCTTGCTTGATGAGGCGGTGTGGGTTATTAGGAACCGTGTCAAATGAGGAAGCGGCAGATCATGGCGCTGATGAAGGCCAAGGAACTGATGCGGAATGGCTACATTGATGAGGCGTATGCGGTGTTGGAAGACATTGGGCAGAACACAGATTTGATAGTCATGACGCAAGAAGAATTCTACAACCAGTTGCGAAATGCAGTGATTGAGGAAGTAGCGAGGGAGATGGAGAAGTTCAAGGCATTTGGTAACGACACAGTTAATAGTATGGCAATTTACATAAGGGAGATGAAGAAATGACCAACCCACCAGCATTTCCAATTCATTGGGAAAACCACGATAAGGGCATGACCTTGCGTGACTACTTTGCGGCACGGGCTATGCAAGCGTTAATTGACAACGATGGATTATTTTCAGAGATACCAACACAGGCTTACGAGTTGGCAGACACAATGTTGAAAGCGAGGGGACAAAATGCCACTTAAAGACCACCCAACCGACTCAAATAAATGGGTTTACAAGCCCCATGGATACGCATTCCAAATAACACCAGAGCAATCTGAATGGCAATGCTATCTGTTTGGCAACAGACCGGGCTGTTCGGGCATTGTGTACCGCCCAACAAAGGGCAGAGAACCAAATTTGTTTGTGCGTTTGATGATGCGTATTTGTTTTGATTGTTTGTGGGTGAAGGATAAAAAATGATTCTTGACCAAGGCAAGCTGGCAAATGGGTTGATAGGGGAGTTGCTTGTAGTCATCCACAAGTACGATGAGGCGCTTTATATGAGTAGCGTCATTGGGGTGTTGGAGTTGGTGAAGCAACAGTTGATAGTAGAAAGTTTGGAGATGGAGGATGATGATGAGTGATATTCATTCGTGCAGTTATCACTGCCACAGGCCTGAGTGCATCAAAGCGCAAAGGGATGAGTTGCGCGATAAGTATGTGAGGCCTGTAGACGTTGCCAAGGTGACAGTGGCTGACTTTTTGCAGATTGCAGATGGCAAAGAAGACATGATAGGCACACCCATTATTTGGGCGCAATGGCCTAATGAGGATGAGGAGAAAAAGGCATGAGTGAAATGACAAAAGTGATGGATGAGTTGGATGCACAGATAGATAAGGTGTTGCAGGAACAGACGCAGATGAGGATTCAGATTGTGTTGTTGCAACAGGCGGTGGAGGCGGCGTATAAGCGTGGCTACGCTGATGGGTTGTTGGTTGGTTTGGATGTGAAAGGAGTGCATTGAGGATGAAAAAACTTATCTTACTCAGCGCTTTTGTAAGCGCTTGTTCGTCCACACCACCTGCCCCCGCCCCTGTGGTTTACCGTGAGCCACCACCCAAGCCCACACACCATCAAGAGATGATAGTGCAGAAAGAGGTGCATCCGATGGACAGGTCAGCGTCAATTGAGGCGGTGCAGGAGTGTAGGAATAGCAACATGCGCCCACGCATGATCTACAGCTACACCTTACTCAACGGTCAACGCGTGCCAGTGGTCATAGATGTGATTTGTTCAGCGGTGGAGATTAGAAAAAATGATTGAAGCGATCCGCACATTCTTTGGTAGGTTGCGAGGGCAGCATGGGGTGAGGCGCACCATAGTTGAAAAAGGCACCTTGTATAGATGCACTAAATGTCATTTGATCTTTACAACCAAAACAGCGGCAGATGAGCATCAGTGCATGGAGAGGGTGGCATGACACAAGATGAAAGCCAAGAGCCTGTGGCGTTGCCTTGTTGCGGTTACACAGATGCAAGTGCAGTCAAATGGAATTCCTTTAACGGCGTTATGCAATGCCACAACTGTGGGCAAAACTACACCACATCACAGCGCACATGGGTAGGGCTGACTGATGATGAAATTGACAAGGCGTGGCGCAGTGTTGACTACACAGTTCCTTGGGAGCAGCATCGTCTTGACATTGCCCGAGCCATTGAAGCCAAGTTGAAGGAGAAGAACGCATGACATTAGTAGAAGCAATGGCATCGGTGTTGATCTTTGTACTCATGGTGTCAGGCGTTGCCTTTTGGGTGTGCCTGGGTGCTATTGTCATTGCAATGAATAAGGAAAAGCCAGATGTCAGAAAAGTTATTGTGGAACCGTTTGAGGGATATCGTCCGCAAACAAAATTTGCCAGGAAGATGGGAGCGGGTGGAGAACGGGGTGGTCGATGGGATGCCTGATGCTAACTTTTGTGTGATGGGAAAGGAGGGGTGGATAGAGCTGAAGCATGGCAAGATACCCGCCAAAAAAGAAACGGTGGTGTTCAAAAGTCAGCGTGGTTTGACGCAGGAGCAGGTCAATTGGCACTTCAATCAGAACAAAAATGGCGGCAAATCTTGGGTTTTGGTGCAGTTGGACCTGCGTTTTTTTGCGATTCCTGGCAGTTTGGCAGGAGAAATCAATCAATATTCCATGGTTGAGATGGTCAATTGGGAAGTGGATTTGAAGGATTTTATGTTAAGTCTTTGCAATGAGTTTGAGGCTGTTTCATATAAATCAAGCATTTAGTGATGGGTCACGAAAGTTTTTCGGGGGTTTATACACGTGAAGAAAGAGAACACCAATTATTTTTTTTTCAGAAAAAAGTTAAAAATGCTAATATGCTAATAATATGCACGGAAACAAAGACAATTTGTTGATAGCAGTACTAATAAATGCTAATAAGTACTAATATGTTACTGATTGCTAACAATGTCTTAGCTGCAACGGTTTTTCTTGTGGTTATGTAAAAAATTTTATGGAGTGGATCGCGTACGTGTATAAGGTGGTGGCAAAATGTTTGGAGTTGTAGTTATAATGGCACGAAATTAACTTCACACCTTTTGTCGTATGGATAAAATGCCCATTGACTTGAAGCCAGCTGCTTCTTTACTATCTGCTGCTACTCCTGGCATTCCAGCTGCGCGAACATCCAAGCGCAAGACACAGCAAGACACCTGGGAATCCATCCTTGATCGCTTTGGCGACCCATTGACTGAACTTGCTGAGATAGCGTTTGATAAGCAACTTCCTGTTGCAGTCAGAAAGGATGCGCTGAAAGAGGTTGTCCAGTATGGGCACTCCAAGCGCCGATCCATTGAAGTCACAGGAGCGGATGGAAACCCAATTGAGGTTCGCCTTAGGTTGATAGATGAGATCTCCCAAGCAATGAGCAAGCTGAGTGGCAAGTGACAGTAGCCATTGACCCAAACAACCTAGACACCTCACTTGCTGAGTTGTCAGTGTTTGATCTGACGCTTTTGGCGTGGCGGATGAGGTGGCTAGCCACAGCAAGAGACAACCAACGAACACCTGCAGGCAATTGGGATGTTTGGTTGATCTTGGCAGGTCGTGGGTTTGGTAAGACAAGAACAGGTGCTGAAGACATTGCTTGGTATGCAACGCAGAACCCAGGCACCCGTTGTTCCATCATTGCACCAACCTCTGGTGACATTCGAGACACATGCATTGAGGGTGAGTCAGGTGTGTTGTCTGTGTTGCCAGAAGTCATCATCAAGTCCTACAACCGAACGATATCGGAAATCATCTTAGAGAACGGATCGGTCATCAAAGGTTTCTCAGCACAGGAACCAGATCGACTTCGTGGACCGCAGCATCATCGTGTTTGGTGCGATGAGTTGGCGGCATGGCAGTACCCGGATGAGACTTGGGACATGATGAAGTTTGGATTGCGCCTAGGCGAACATCCGCAAATAGTTGTCACCACAACGCCCAGGCCCATTGAGTTGGTGCGTAAGTTGTTGAAGGATGGTGAGAAGAAGAAAGGCTCTGTCCATGTGACTCGTGGATCAACCTATGAGAACAAAGACAACTTAGCCAAGTCATTCATAGAGCAGCTGTCGCAGTATGAAGGCACCCAACTGGGAAGGCAGGAGATCTATGCTGAGGTCATAGACCCAGAAGAGTCAGGCATAGTGAAGAGAAGTCAGTTCAAGTTGTGGCCTGCAGACAAGCCATTGCCAGGCTTTGAGTACATAGTCATGTCATTGGACACAGCGTTTACGGAGAAGACAACAGATCGCAAGACACATGATTCAGACCCAACTGCCTGTTCTGTTTGGGGACTGTTCCGGCATGACAAGCGACCGAACTTCCTGCTACTTGACTGCTGGCAAGATCATTTGGGCCTACCCGACCTCATTGAACGGGTGAAGAAAGAGTATAAAGTCAAATACGGAGATGAGGACTTCCGGCCTGTCATCCAACCATTGGTTGGTCCTAAGCACTCACTCTTAGGTGGCAAGTCAGTTGACCTGTTGGTGATTGAGGACAAAGGGTCAGGGATTTCTTTGAGACAGATGCTTGCGCGTGAAGATATCTTGGCATACCCTTATAATCCAGGCAGGGCAGACAAACTTCAGCGACTGCATGCCGTATCTCACCTCTTTGCTCATGGACATGTCTGGGTAGTGGAATCGGAAAAGCGTCCTGGCATGCCACGCTCCTGGGCAGATCCTTTAATCACTCAGGTTTGCAGTTTCCATGGTGAAGGTTCAATCAAGCATGATGACTTTGTTGACGCTACTACTCAAGCCCTCCGCCTACTTGCTGACCGCAACCAAATGGCTGTCACCTTGCCCGTCAAAGAAGCCAGACCTCGCAAGCCAGTGATCGCCCGCCATAACCCATACGCCGCATAAAGGACACAGCACATGGCTGACACAGACGACACAATGGAAGACCAACTGGGCGAGATGATGCCCGTTGAGCATGATGATGAAGATGTAAAAGATACAGAAGATGGTGGTGCGATAGTTAAGATCAACCATGCGCCATTGCCAGGTGAGTCAGAATTCTATGCCAACATTGCTGAAAGCATGTCAGAAGGCGAACTGGCTCTCATGGGTGCTGACTTGTGTGAGTTGGTTGAGAAAGACAAAGAGGCGCGGAAGCGTCGGGATGAGCAGTATGAGGAAGGCATTAGGCGAACAGGTCTAGGCGATGACGCCCCAGGCGGCGCTGCCTTTACTGGTGCATCCAAAGTAGTGCATCCCATGTTGACAGAGGCATGCGTTGACTTTTCCGCTCGGGTGATGAAAGAAATATTCCCACCCACAGGCCCAGCTCGCCAAGACATCATTGGCAGCATGAGCAAGGACAAGTATAAGAAGGCAGAACGAATCACCAAGTTCCTCAACTGGCAAATGACCAAACAGATGCCAGAGTTTAGGGCAGAGCTTGAGCAGATGTCTACCCAGATGCCGTTGTCTGGTGTGCAGTACATCAAACTCACATGGGATCAAAAGCGCAGACGCCCACTGCCCATGTTCGTCTCATCTGACGACATCTTGTTGCCATTTGCTGCTACCAACTTCTACACAGCAGAACGCAAAACGCATGTTCAGTACATCACCCGGTTGGAGTATGGTCAACGGGTAAAGTCAGGCATGTACCGAGACATCGAGCTGACTCCTGAGCCCCACACACCTGAGGTGTCCAAGGCAGAGGCAGCTAATGACAAGATTGAAGGTCGTAAGTCAGATGGATACAATACTGACGGCCTGCGAACCATTTTTGAGATTGCTGTTTACTACGATGTGGAAGACGACACGGATGGTCCAGCCCCATACATCATTTCAGTAGACAAGAGCACACAAAAGGTGCTAGCCATCTACCGCAATTGGGAAGAGGAAGATGAGTTGATGAATGAGCTGACGCACATCATCGAATTCCCATTTGTTCCATGGCGTGGTGCTTACCCCATCGGCCTTACGCACATGATTGGGGGCTTGTCTGCTGCCTCCACTGGCGCTTTGCGCTCTTTGCTTGACTCTGCCCACATCAACAACTTCCCAGGCCTTCTCAAACTCAAAGGCGGCTCTGGTGGACAGACAGACCGCATCGACCCAACTGAGGTGCATGAGATAGAGGGCTCCTTTGGTCAGGACGACATCCGCAAGGTGATGATGCCCATGCCGTTCAACCCACCATCACCTGTGCTATTCCAGTTGATGGGCTTTTTGATTGACGCTGGCAAAGGCGTGGTCAGAACGACATTTGAGGACTTGGCGGACAGCAACGCCAACACCCCTGTCGGCACTACACTTGCGCGCATGGAACAGGGCATGACAGTGTTTTCTGCCATCCACATGCGAGTGCATGATGCAATGGGACGCTTGCTGAATGTCCTCTACCGCATCAACCGCTTCTACATGGATGAGCAAGAGATCTATGATGACGCAGGTGAGTTGCTTGCTTATCGCAAGGACTTCGAAGGCCCAATGAATGTGGTGCCTGTGTCTGATCCCAACATTTACAGCGACACCCAGCGCTTTGCTCAGGTGCAAACCATTGTCCAGCGTTCAGACACCCACCCAGGCCTGTACAACGCGCGTGAGGTTGAGAAGATGTTGCTGAAGCAACTCAAAGTTCCTGACGGTGAATCTTTGCTCATGCCACAGCCAGAAGTAAAAGAAATGAACGCAGTCAATGAGAATGTGGCAGCTAGTATGAGCAGACCGGTTGCGGCATTCCCAGAACAAGATCACCTTGCCCACATCCAAGTGCACCTTGACTTCTTGACCAGCCCTGTGCTTGGAGCAAGCAGAATAGCAGCACCCACAGCCATTCCCATCCTACTTGAGCATTTGCGTGAGCACATGGTCTTGTGGTATGTCAGCCGCATGGTTGATGTGGCGTCAGAGGCTGCTGGTCAACCCATTGAGAAGTTGCTGGTGAAGGCAAGTACAGAGGAGAAGAAAGCTTTCGACCAAGTCATGGCAGCAGCAAGCCAGTCAGTGGTAAAAGAAGTCAACCAATCACTCGAGGCGTTGCCACCCATCATCGAACAGGCAGTACAAGTTCTGCAATCCATGGCGCCACCCAACATGGACGATCCCAAGGCAGAAGTTGCCAAACAGGAAGTGGCACGCAAACAAGCAGCAGATCAGGCGGCAATGGCAGCCAAACAAGCAGAACTTGCAGACAAGCAAGAAGAGCGCAACGTGTTGCTTGCTATCGAGCAACAGCGTCAACAGTCTGACATGGCACGCGAACAGATGCGCCAACAGGCAGAAGACGAACGAAACAAGGTGGACAACCAAACCCGTATCTTTACCAACGCAGAAGACAACCAAACAGCGAAGCAATTGGCAGCGCTTGAAGTTCAGAGCGGTGAAAAGATAGGCTACTCAACCGGCACCGGCATCAACCCCAATCCTTAAGGAGTCAACATGGAAGCAATCAAGTTACACAAGCAAATGGCAATGGGTAAAGGCTACCCAACCAGCATGCAAGGTTCTGGCAAAGACCCAGCACCTACCCCTGCCCAGCCCTCCGGCACAGCAAAACAGTATCCCAAAATGACGAAGAGCCAAGCAGCTTTGCCACCCAAGCGCGCAACAAGCGGCGGTTGATAGATGTTTGCTAGGCTCATCGGTCTGCTGAAAGAAGAGCAGAACAGTGTTGCTCACCGTGCCTTGAAAGTTCCACCGGGGCCGGACAAGAGCGTAGAGTTTGAGTATGGGAAGTCAATAGGCTATTACCAAGGCCTTGAAGCTGCCCTCTCAAAAGTGGAGCAAGTCCTGAAGGATCAGGATGAGCGTGATTTTTAACCCAGCAATCGGAGAAGCGAATGCTACTTGAAGTACCTTTGTCAATGTCGTATGACTCCCTAGAAGATGCCTTTCCCACTGTGGATCCTGGCATCATCCCATTTGGTTCACGAGTCATGGTGCAAGTTCGCCGTGCCAAGTCGCAAACAAGTGGTGGGATATACATTCCAGAAGAAGCCCGCAAGACAGAAGCCAGCAACACTCAGGTGTCTAAGGTTGCCCTTGTCGGTCCTCTGGCGTTTAAGAACCGCAACACCATGGACATGTGGCCTGAGGGCGCTTGGTGCAACCCAGGTGACTTTGTGCGCACGCCCAAGTATGGTGGTGATAGGTGGACAGTGAAGAATGGCGATGAAGAAATTGAGTTTGTGATTTTCAACGACCTCGACATCATTGGCAAAGTCACTGGTGACCCCACCAAGATCCGTGCATTTATCTAAAAGCTGAAAGGAGCTTGAAATGAACAAAAAAGCACAAGACGATGTGTTAGACGAAATTGATGATGATGACCTGGATGAGCAGGATCAGCAGTCATCGAAAACAAAGGAACAAGAGTTAATTCCGGTTGATGAGAAGCCAGAGGTGGACGATGATGAAGAAGATCGTCGCCTAGCACCTGACAATGAAGATAGGGAAGACCTGCGTAGGCGCAGGCGTGAGGAGAAAGCTGACCGTGCCCAAAGGCGCAAGCTTGCCATTGAGCGGGACAAGGCAGAACTCCAATACCTGAAACAGCAAAATGAAGAACTCATGCGCCGAATGCAAAGCATTGAGCACAAGAGCGCAACTTCTGAATACCTTTCATTGGATCAGCAGTTGAAGCAGGTGCAAGAGGAGGCAAAGGCGGTTGAGCACATCATTGCAAGAGCGGTAGAGGCAGGCAATGGTGATGATGTTGCCAAGGCAATGCGTATTCGAGATGAGACAAAAGACAAGCTTCGCCAACTCGAACATGCCAAAAGCAACTTCAAAAATCCAACCACTCAGCCATCTCAAAACACTCAGCCACAGGCCTTAGCCACTCAGTTGGCACAGGACTGGATGAAAATGAACCCTTGGTATAAGCCAAACTCTGGTGATGAAAAGTCAGACAAAGTTTTGAAAATTGACCAAGGCATGGCGAACGAAGGATATAATCCCAACACATTAGAGTACTGGCGAGAGCTGGATAAACGAGTGGAAGCATTAAATGATGACAACTCACAACGGTCAGGCAGACGAGGTCCACCCCTTGGCACCAGCCGTGAACATGCCCCACGCAGTACTCGCAATGAAGTATACGTGTCTCCAGAACGGAAGCAAGCAATGATTGATGCTGGCGTCTGGGACGATCCTACCGCAAGGCAACGCTACCTCAAGCAGTATGCCAAGTGGGATAAAGAAAATTCAACTCGCTGAAACTAAGGAGTGAGCACCATGACCGATGAACGACTGAAGAAAACTTCCGATCCCGCACGCGAATCCAGGGCAGCGTTAGACCGCGCAGCCAAAGAGGCGAGGGAATTGTCGGACGACGATAGAGTCGAAATGTTTAGGCAGCAGTTCTTCCAGAGCGCATTGCCTGATTTACCAAAAGTCCCCGGTTACCACAGTTGCTGGTTGACCACCACAAACCCCCGTGATTCCATTCAAGGTCGTATGCGTCTCGGCTACGAACCAATCAAGCCTGAAGATGTTCCGGGCTGGGAATACGCCACGATCAAGACTGGCGAATACTCGGGTATGGTAGGTGTCAACGAAATGCTGGCCTTTAAACTCCCATTGCGTCTCTATGAGACCTACATGACTGAAGCACACTACCAAGCGCCTTTGCGTGAGGATGAGAAACTTCAAGCCATGGTGGACCAGATGAAGGATGGCATTATGGCAGCGGGTGGAAGCATTATCGAGGGTGATGGTATGCAGGACTTGCGTAAAGCACCAGGTAAGCCAGTTTTTACTGACTAACCCGGAACCTCGAACGACATTCTCTTAAAGGAAACAAACATGTCGAACACTGTTAGTGCACCATACGGCTTACAGCCTATTTACCACTCAAGTGGTTTCGTGCGTCCCCAACAGTTGACCATGACGGACAACTACGGCACCAACATTCTGCAATACCAACCAGTCAAATTGGCTGCTGGCGTTGTGGTTCCTGCTGCTATTGGCGATGCTTTCATCGGCACCTTCATGGGTGTTGAATTTACTGACTCTGACGGTCGTCGTCGTGTGTCGAATAAGTGGATCGGTGGCAACATCGGTAGCAACATTATCGCATACGTCACATCTGATCCATACATTGTGTATCAGATCCAGACGAACGCCGCGGTCAATGCTGATGACATCGGCGAGCAATTTGACTTCACCACTGTGACTGCTGGTTCAACAACCACAGGCCTCAGCGCTGTCATGCTTGATGTTGCATCTTCAGCAGCCAATGCGCAAATGCGTATTATTGGCATTACGCCCGGCCCAGACAATGCATGGGGTGACACCTATGTGAATGTCCAGGTCGAGATCAGTGAGCACCAGAACGTGGCTACTATTGCTGCGTACTAAGGAGTAACAACCATGAAACAAAAACTTTTGTCCGTGTTTAGCACGGTTAGTACCGCAGCCAAGAACTTCCTGTGGAGTTTGGGTGAAAAAGCAAGTGACATGCTGTTTGGACACATGGTCCGTACAGGTGCAGTCATGTGTGCTGTTCCTATGCGCTCCACTGACTTCCGTTCAATTGTTGAACCAATTCTGAACGAAGAGTTCGATGGCATTTACGACCAACGCGCCGATGAGTGGAAGCAAGTCTTCTCAGAGCGTCGCGGTATTCCTCGTAACTACCACGAAGAACCCGTCCTGTACGGCTTTGGTGCAGCTCCTGAGCTGCCCGATGGCATGCCTGTCACCTATCAATCAGGTGGCGTGCTGTTCAATGCTCGCTATGTCTACAAAGTCTACGGCTTGGCTTTTGCCTTGACCAAAGTCTTGGTTGAAGATGGCGATCACATTTCCATCGGTCAAACCTACGCCAAGCACTTGGCACAATCGTTGATTGAAACCAAAGAAACTCTGTGCGCTAACATTCTGAACCGTTCCTTCACCGGCGGTGCTTATGTTGGTGGTGATGGTGTTTCATTGGTTGCTACCAACCACCCCATCGCATCTGGCACTTTCAGCAATCAGCTGTCAAGCGCTGCTGCCTTGTCACAAACCTCCCTTGAGCAGATGCTCATTCAAATCCGCAACGCAGTTGACAACAACGGCAAGCGCATTCGTTTGAACCCTGAAAAGTTGGTTGTGAGCCCATCTAATGTCTTCCAAGCCGAGGTGCTGTTGAAGTCAGTGTTGCGTACAGGTAACGCAAACAACGACATCAACCCCATCAAGTCCATGGGCATGTTGGGTGGCGGTCAAGCAAACTTGTCTCGTTTGACTTCAACTACCGCATGGTGGGTGCAGACAGACGCCAAGGTTGGCCTGCAATTGATGATGCGTCGTGCTTTGGAAAAATCCATGGAAGGTGATTTCGAAACCGACTCCATGCGTTACAAAGCAACAGAGCGTTACATTCCAGGTTGGACAGACCCACGTACCGTTTACGGTACTTCCGGCCTGTAATTAAATTGTCGGGGACTTCTGTCCCTGACTTCCAACAAGGAGAAACGCAATGTCTACACCAAGTCTTAACCACACCTATTGGGACTCAACGCTAACAGCGGGTTCCTATACGACTGAAGGCTATGATGGTGGTTATGCAGTACTTACTCAAGCTATTAGCTTGACTAGCACTGCTGACGGTTTGGCGGTTAGTGGGTCAATTTTGATTCCTGCTGGCTCTCAAATTGTTAACTTCCAAATAGATACTTTGACAGCACCCGTGTCTGGTGGGGGCACTGCAACAACAGCCCCAATCACCATTGGCACAGCTGCTGCTGGTACACAATACCTGTCAGCAACCAACTGCTTTTCAGCAGGTCGTGCATCGTTGTCATTCACAGCAGCTCAATTGACTGCTATGTCGAATGTCAGCACAAACACTTCTGTTTTCGCCACAGTTGATCCTAACGGAACAATTTCAACGACACAGGGCGTTTGGCAAGTCACTGTTGTTTACGCAATGAAGTAATGGGAAGGGGCTAACCACGCCCCTTTTCTTTTAGGAGCAATACATGGCAAACGTACTGACAAGTCAGACAATTCTTGATGGCGAGCGTCTTGCTATCCTCAAGTTTACCGGCCTGGTGGACACCGCAGAGACCAATGTGATTAAAGTTGATGTATCAACTTTGAACCCACAAGGTGCTTTGGCTTGCACTGGTTGTAAGCTGAACAAAATATGGGGCTACATTCACGGCTGTGAAGTTGAGTTGCAGTGGGCAGCAGCAACCCCTTTAATGATTGTGAACATCCCTCAAAACAGTAGTTATTTGATGGACTACAGTTCTTTTGGCGGTATTCCAAATAATGCAGGCACAGGTAAGACAGGCGACATTACATTCACAACGCGTGATGTTTCCGCTGGTGACTCCTACGCCATTGTGCTTGAAGTGATTAAGACCTACGGCTAATCATGGCATATGTAACGATACCTAGTTTACCAGCGGGCACAGCCCTAACGGGGCTGGAGCAGTTTGAATCAGTTCAGTCTGCGACCTCTGTCAAGTTGACAGCGGCGCAGATCAAGGCTTATACAAGCACGCAACCCAACTTCACTGTTGATGATGGTGTTACTAATGGCGTCACTAATGTGGTGACCATCACCCATTCAACAACTGGAACGCCTGCAATTGGCATTGGTACTGGGCTTGCATTTGCAACTGAGTCATTGTCAGGTGTACAGACAAGCTCTGTTATTCAATCAGTGTCTACTGACCTCACTGCACCTAATGAGGCTTTTGACATTGTTTTAAAAACAATTGCTGGAAGTACATTAACTGAAGCTGCTCGCATAACTTCAACCAAGCGGTTGGGTGTGGGCACAGCGAGTCCTGCTGTGACTATTCAAGGCCTTGCTGATGACGCCAACAACAACACAGTCACAGAAGTTTTCCGTGCAACGCACACAACATCAGGTGTCCCCGGTGCTGGTATTGGTACAGCAATCGGGTTTGAGGCAGAGACAAGTGCTGGCAACAATGAATTAGGCGCTACGCTTTCTGCGGTCACCACCAATGTAAGTTCAGGCGCAGAAAACTTCCAATTGGCGGTCAGCTTGATGAATTCAGGTGCTGCTGTTACTGAGGTTGCTCGATTTACACAAGACAAGAAGTTAGGCATTGGCACAACAACACCTGGCACAGCCATTGAGGCAGTGGTTGATGACGCCAACACTTCCAGCATCAGTTCAGCTGGGCGCTTCACGCACACAACAAGTGGGACGCCAGCTGTAGGCATTGGCACAGCAATCGACTTTCAAACAGAAACAACAAGTGGCACCAATAAATTAGGCGGTGCAATTTATACAACAGCAACCGCTGTCACCCTTGGCTCTGAAAACTTTGACATGGGCCTTGCTGTGATGCAACAAGGCGTTGCAAGCACAGAAGTCATACGCTTGCAAGCAGGAACTGCAACAAACACTGCGCGTGTAGGTATTAACACAACAACACCTGCAGTCACTTTGCAACCTCTGTTGAACGACACAGCAACAAACACAGTTAGTTCAATGCTTCGCCTGACACACAGCACAAGTGGTGTGCCAGCAATTGGAATTGGTAACTCCATTGAACTAGAGACTGAGACCTCCAACGGTAACCTTGAAGTAGGCGTGGTGTTGTCTGGTGTGACAACAGCGGTAACTCTTGGCTCTGAGGCGTTCGATTTTGTCATTTCCACGCAAAGTGCAGGCGCAGCAGCAAACGAAAAGTTGCGTGTTGGTGACTTTATCACAGCAGCCGTCCCGTTGGGTGTAGGCACTACTGCAGACGCAGTTGCGTGGTTGCATGTTGCCGCTGGTACCACAACAAGAGCACCCATGGACTGGGACCCCGGTACCTTACTCACCACAACTTTTCAAGGTGCTCATGAGTTTGATGGCACTGCCATGTATTTCTCACCGCAAGCGTTGCAACGCGGTTTGATTCCAAGCATGCAGACATATCAGCTTGGCGCTGACTTTACTGCTAACGGCGCTATCACCACAACGCAAACAATGTTCAATAAGGCAGTATCGGTGGCAGCATCCACACGCTACGCTTATGAGATCAACGTCGCTGTTAACAACACCGCCGCAACCGCAAAGTCAATTCAGTACGCAATTGCGGGCACAGCAACATTGGCAGCACACGACTATGAAGTCATTTCGACTTTTTCAGCCTCCTCAGTTACACCGGTTGCGTCTGCTTTGATGCAAAATAGAATTACCTCTGGTTTTGCCACTCTGGTAACTGTCTCAGGTGCTTCAGGCGCTGCTGCAGGTGTTTTTACACTTCGCATTCGTGGCAGTTTTGATATTTTGACAGGCGGTCAAGGCACAGTCAACTTCCAATTCGGTTTGACAGCAGTTGGCACAGTGGTAACTGTCATCGCAGGTTCAAACGCACAAGTGTGGCCTTTGAATCCTATCTCAGCAATCACAACAGACACAAACATTGGCTCTTGGGCCTAATTAGGAGAAAAGCATGGGCAAGACAGCATACGGCGAATTCACATTCAACAAACCAACAGAGCGGGCGAGCATGCCAGGCTATGCTCATGGCGGCAAAGTTGATACACCTATGAAAAAAGGTGGTAAAGCAAAACCCAAAGCCAAGCCCGAGCCAAAAGCCATGGTCAGCAAAGAAGTTGCCTTGCTTCGTAAAGCAGGCGCACCCACCAAAATGATTCGGCATGAGGAAGCTGAAATGCCTGAAGCCATGCCCATGGCTGCTCCCATGTCTCCTCTTACCGCAGCAGCCCGCCCACCCATGTCGGCTCCTGGCATGATGAAAAAAGGCGGCAAGGTAGAGGGTGGAAAAGCTGATATGGCACAAGACAAAGCCATGATTAAAAAAGCCTTTAAACAACACGATGCACAAGAACATGCTGGCGGCAAAGGCACTACCTTAAAATTGAAAAAAGGTGGGGTTCCCACATTTAATCGCTCACCTAAAGTGTGCTAAAACCGGAATTATCCTTATAATTGGTCAATGAGGTCGCTGGTCCAGCGAACTGCGGCTTAACGGAGAACAAAAGTGGCAGTTTCAGGAA